AAAAAACATTTACTAAACCTACGGTTTGTCCTGGCAATTCTGCAGCTGTAACTAAAAAGGGAGCTCTAGCCACTGCTGCAGCTGCCCCGGTCACATACGTAGGGAAGCTTAGCTGAACAGCGAATTGATTCGGTCTGGCGCCTCCATTAGTTAGCGCAGACTTGAATCTATCTACATTAAATGCGGTTGACATTTATTACTCTCCTAATTACGCGCCAACTTCTTCAAAAGAAATGCCTGATCTTGTAGCAATAAAATTCAATTGAATAAAGTTGATAGATCTTGCAGGTTTAATATAAATGTCTGCTACAAAATTATTAGTATCTATTACTTCAGCTGTATTATTTGTTTCATCGCAAACTACTCTGAAGTCTGTTATGCCTCGTCTACCTTGCACATCTCTTAGATATGGTTCCACAAGATTTCTAAATTGAGCTCTTGTAAAAGCGTCATTAAATTCAAATAATTGAAACTTAGCCGCAGTAGCTATAGCTTTTTCTAAAACTATAAACAATCTACGAACATTAATTCTATCAAATGCGCTAGGCTTAGTTAATAAAGTCTTATCACCGAAAAGTACTGTGCCTTGACCTGGGAACGTAACAACAGGATTAACTCCTGCACGATAAAGTGTATCTCTATCTGTTTTCGCTGGAGAGTATGCTAACTTAACTACATTCTTTACACCGCCTCTATTAAATCCAGCAGGTGAAAACCAAGGATCTGCCACAAAATCAGACCTAGCTGTTAGACCAGCAACGTCACCATTAAGAGGTAACCAACGATATACGTCATTGTATCTATCATATTGATACTTCCAACCAGAGTCGCAAACAGCATATGATGTGCTTCGTAAATTATTTCTAAAAGTGACAACATTAGTTACAGCAACAGTATTGTTTACAACATCAGTATATGCTGGTGAACAGAATACCATGCAATCTTTTCTAACTTCAGCAATATTATCTATCACATAATTTACCACAGTTGCATTAGCATCACCTGTAGGAATTAGGCTTACATCATATAGTTCATCGTTAGCAAATGTATCCCAACCTAATAATAAGTTAGATCCTGATTCTGCAACAACTGCATTTGCTAACAATGTCGTAACATTAGAAGCTATATTAGCAAATGAAGTATTTAAGGCAACATTACCCCAATTGGTACCTGATGAAGTATGATTACCCCATCTAATATATGCAGAAGTTCTATTAATCACCTCTGCATAATAATTGGAAGAACCATCCAATGACTTAGCATCACTGGCCTTAGATACAAATGAAAATTTTTCTAAAATAGTATTAGCTGTTCCAGTCCAAGTTCCATCACTATCTAAAACTACAATATGCATTTCGTCATTAGTGCCGCCCTGAGATACTGCATAACTTGATGTAGTTGGTGTGCTATTAAAACTTGATCTGTATGCCCAGGTACTATAACCTGCACCGTCTGCCATGGAAACTCTTAATTTGTTTCCTAAGAGTCCTGGATATCTAGCTATCCATTCTCCAGCAGTTGTTTTTGACACTGTATCATAATGATCGTCGTTCTTAACTAAAAGTCCAGCAGAACCCGCAGTAGCATTTCTAGCACTTGTTGGAACTACTCTTATCAATTTTAAATTATTACCATACGACAGAAAATTAGCTGCCGTAAAAAATGAAAGGTATGTGTTACCATTAGGTTTACCAAATAACGATACTAGATTTTTTTCAGAATCTACCAAAGTAACTTGCTCGACTGGGCCCCATTGAAAATGACCAACAAAAGCTCCGGCAGTTGTGGAAACGCTTGGAACACTAAGTGTATCGTCTCTTTCAGTTACTAGTACACCTGGTGAAAGCTGAAATGCCATCTTAATCTCCTAGTGATTATAGTGTCATATGACAACTTGATTACTGATTATTTATAAATAACCAAATTTAGACATTTTCCATCATCTTTTGTTTTAGCTTTTCCATAGCTTCTGCAGGATTAAGATTGAACCATAAATCGTCCCCTATCTTTTCTGGAGGGGCAGCATCCGGGACTCCAGTATTTACTACACCAAAAGGTGTTAAGTTTTCTTCGATTTGCTTAGTTTGTTGTTCATAAAGTGCCATTCTCAGATTAGAATTAGTTAATTCTTTGAAATACAATTCATTTGTTGCCCATGAGAATATAATTAAAGACATTACCAAATCATCATGGTATCCTTCATCTGCTTTAAAGGATCCTTTTTGTTCAGTGAATGTGGATATCTCAGAAATTATATCCTTATCTGTGATAATTAATTTTTGTGTTTCTACTAGATTTTTGAACAAAGAACAACCAAGTCTTTTGACTTGTGTAGTAGTTCTAAGTCCAAGCATAGTCCCTGTACCGAATCCTCCTGACAAAAATTGTCTTGATTTGCCACTAGCAGTAGAAAATATGTTTTCATATTCAAGATCAGTGTATAATGAGTCCACAACTTGTTGCCCTATATCGTTAGTTTCAACTAGGCAAAAAGCATCATTATAATCTCTAGCAACTTTGTATATTACTGTGGCATATAGAATAGGACTAATCTTATTATTTCTATATTTGGCTACTATTCTAAAAGGATATTCAGTTACATCCATTACTGTAAACGCAGAATAATCTCCACCGACGCCTCTAGAAGTATCCGCAGAAAGTACATAAGTATGTGGTTTTCTAATTAGTTCACCCTTGTCATTGAAAGCCCCTAGAATTGGCTCTTCAATAACATCTAAACCTTCATTTTCAAACACATACGGCAAGGGAGACATTCTCGAGATAGCATCTGGAGAAATAAGTGTGTTAGATGAACCAAGAAATCTACAAAGTACTTCTTGATTAAACTTAAGTTCTCCAAGTAATGCTTTCTGTTGTGCCGCCCATTCTTCTGTTCTACCAGGTATTTTCCAATAAGGAATGAATAGAGATTTAAATCCGTTTAGTCCTTGTTCAGCATCATTCCAGAATTTCCAGAAATGATTATAACCAAAAGGTGTAGATGTAAGGAGTATCTTAGTTGTTTCGCCCGCAGAAATTGTCGGATAAACAGATGTGAAAAATTCTTCTGCAACATTGTTTGGAATGATTGCCGCCTCATCAATGTACAACCAGTTTACAGATTTACCTCGAATACCAGACATACTAGTAGCTGCTGTAAAAACTCGTGAACCGTTTTCTAATTCAATATCACCTTTGTTGAAAGTCTTTACCCCCTGCTGCATCCATAATGGTAAAGCTTCATACATTACCTGATATCTATGTAAAACTTCTCTAGCAGCAGATGATTTGTTAGCTAAAATGGCAACAGTTTTTGATTCTTGAAATAAAGTATACCATAGAATACAAGCGGCAGCAGTGATTGTTTTACCCTGTTGGCGCCCTTCCATTAAAATAACTTTACGATTGTTTAAAATAATATCTACTTTCTCTCTCTGACAATCATATAGTTTGAATGGAACCAATCCTTGATCTAGAGAAACAATCATACAATACGTTTCTATAAAATAGATAGGGTCTCTTGTACACTTTATTATTTCTTGTACTTGTTCTGGGGTATAATTGATCACTGTCCCAATCTGTTTTAGATTAGGATTACCATTATAAGATATTCGTTTATTCATTATCTATAATTTTAGGTTGATTTTTTAGCAACTTCATTAATTCAGATGTAGAACCAGCAAACACTACATTGTTTTGTGTACCTATAGATGGAGATTGAGAATCATCTTTTAGATCTTTTACCTGTTGTTGCAATCCTATCAAATCTTTCGCTACGTCAGACATAGTTTTAATTAGTTGACCAGCAACTTCATATGTTCTAGGATGTTCTGAATTTTTAGCTAGATTAATCATTTCATCTAATGTGTCCTCGCCCTTTATTATTAATTTTCTCAAAGTTGCTCGAGCTAATTGATAATCATCATCTCTGTCTGCTTCTATAGATTTTTCAGGCATTACCATAGGTAATTTTTCCTGTTTGGTTTCTATACCAAACAGTTTATCTAATTCAGGTATATTTTTCATTAAAAATCTTCAAAAGTTTCTATAAAGTCAATATCATCGCCGGGCTTGGCCGTATTAGGGGATACCTCTACAGTATAAGTCTGTTGCCTATCACTTAATGCTTTATCATTATACGTCTTTGCAGTAGCTTTTCTAATAATACCTTGTTTGCTTACAGGACCATAGAAATTTAATTTCATTATAAAACTTAGTGTCCAAATAATAGATCTTCTAGAAGCGAAATCTCCCTCATACTGATCTTCGTATGATATATTTTCTAAAAGAATAGGTAAATCATTTTTAATATCTAGTAATGGAACAGCCTTTAAAGTTAAATTATAATCAGGATTGAAGTATGGCAATATCTGTTCAATAATTTGTAATCCATCATCTTGATTTTTAGAATAAACATACAAACTTACATTTATGTTGTAAGGAGAAGGTGCGTATTGACCATTCACTGATGTAGTAGTTGTATTTATATTTCTATTTTGAGTAATTGGACTTATTTTTCTATTAGGATCATGATATATCCCTGTCATCTCAAAAGACATTCTAGGTAATACTACCTGTATTTTATTTTCTTCCAATACAGGTTGTTGTACTATTCTTTGAATAAATTTTTGTTTAGGAGCGTAAGATAACGGAACCTTTATTGTTTGTATT